CCACATGTGAAGCAGTAGCGCACCATGAAATATCAAATTTCGGCGGTGCTTACGGCGTCCCTACATTGGAAAGTCGCGCCCTCACCCCTCAATCCGATGCCGGGGAGGTGGACCATGACTAGCACCCCCAACGGCGACGAGTTGTTGCCAGACAATTGTCCGTTCTGCAAGAGCGACAATATCAAGACGAGATATTCACCGCAGGCGGATTGTTATCGGGAGAATTGCCTATTTTGCGGCGCACTAGGGCCGAATTGCCGGACGCAAGAACAGGCCATCACAGCATGGAACACCCGCACCCCCGCCCCTTCCGCCACCGTGGGCGGGGAGAGGGATTGTAGTGCAGCCGAAATAATGGAAGCCCTGTGCGACTTTCCGGTGGTCTGGTACAACAACGACACCGAACAGGACGAGTGTAAAACTGATGAAGCCGCAGAATGGTTTGCAACGCACCATGCGGTTATTCGCGCCGGCCTTAGCACCCTCGCCACCCCGCCAGCCGCGCCGAGTGATGCGGACGGTATTGCAGTTTTCAAACAGGTACTTTGGGAGCATTTAGAGGAAAATCTAGGCCGTAAATTGGATGCACAGGAAACTTATATTTTCCATGAGTGCGTAAATTTCACGGAAAGCCGCCGCGCCCTGACCGCGCCCGCGAAGAAAGAGGGGGAGTAGATGTTTTGCTTTCACAAATGGAAAATAATAGGGACAAAGTTATACGTTGATGTTTCCTTTGGGGTAAGACAACCGATGACTGCCTACCATTTACAGTGTGAGAAGTGCGGCAACATAAAAGAAAAATATGTTTATAATCATGTGGAGCAAAAACAATGACCCCCGCACAACGCGCAAAGGCTGCTCTAAAACGAGTCGAATGCTACTACGAAGAGCGACAGCCCTACTGGAGCGGCGAAGCTGTCATGAGCGAATACGGCGACACAATCCGCGAAGCCCTCGAACAGATGGCGGATGAGGGGGTGGTTACTGAAAAGATGATTGAAGCAGGTATGAGGGCGCAGCGATGCAGATTGATACAGAAGTAATTGCAAATGAGGTCTTAAAACTCCAAGAAAAATACGGTCGCGAAGTAGTTATAAAAGCAGAGCGCATGGCTATTAAAGAAATTCAAGGCTTTAGACCTATGACTGAAATGTGGGTTACAATGTTTTTGCGGAAACGGAGAAATTTTGCCGCCACGATAGCCGCGCAAGAGAGCAGCAGCGAAGGGGGTGGGGCGTGAGTGGGAGTATAGGAACGGTACTGTTCGGACTTGCCGCCCTACACACTATCTTCTGGCCGCCGATGGAGATTTGGGCGCGAGCAAAAGGCTGGGCTTTAGAATATCAATGGAACGTAACCGTCATTCATATGGAGATTTAAATGACCAATAACAACCCGCCGCCGATGCCGGAACAAATATGGGTCTGCGAAGGCGTTTATGAAGATTACTGGGTTCTGGATAAAGACGACGTTCTCCACCCGAACGATTCTGTTCTGTATATCAGGGCCGACCTATCACGCCCCCGCCTAACGGATGAGGAGGTGGACGTTTTAAAACGCGATGCCGTGAAATGGTACAAGGAACGCTTTGACAATTCCGACATAATTGGTATGCCGTCAGATCGTGAAGTTTTATTCGGGTTTATTGACCACCTGCGCGAACGGGGGATTATATGAGTATTGTAGAGCCGCTTCTTGAGTACAGGAGCCGTTGCATAAGGTATCGTGCGGTATTGTCCGACATCGCCGCCGCCAGCACCCACGCAGAACTATGCGCCGCGATTTTGAAGCATAAGGATGTTTTGGCAGAAGTTCATGCACATGGTAATATGGCACCATGACAAAAAAGAAGGACACCCCCAGGAACAAACCGCCCGCGCCGGCCAAGGAGATCCACGCCCCGGCCTTGTTGCCACAGTTCGAGGGATTGGGCTTGACCGTGTTGCAGCAGAAGTTTGTTATGGCATATTGCCGCCCGGATATAGGCTTCAATGGCACAAGGGCCTATATCGAAGCCGCGGAAATGGATGCCATAGAGGACTACATGACCGCCGCTGCGTGCGCTTCTCGTATGCTAAAAAGTGTTAACATTCAAAAGGCGATTTCCATAGAGATTGGACGGTTCGCCAAGAACCATGACGCGCTGGCTGAGGCGGTGCTCAAATCATGGGCGGTGACAGCCTTTGCCGATGTGTTCGATGTGTTGGCCGTTGAGGGACCGTTCGTGGTGCTGCGGAGCGTTGACGACATACCGCCCCACCTGCGGACGATGGTGCAGAGTGTGGAGAACACAGCTATGGGGGTAAAGGTCAAGTTCTGTGACCGGGACAAGGCCAAGGAGAATATCGCCAAGGCCCTCGGGATGTTTACAGAAACTACCCGCACCGTGGGCGAGAGTTATGAAACGCTGGTCGAGCGACTGGCAAAGCAGGAGGACAAGCCATGAGATTGAAGAACGTGAAGCTGCGCAGGCTGATGGACAAGCTGAAATGGCCGCTGGTGACGCGGGGCCGCTACCAGACCCTCAAGGACAACATGCAGGCTGAACTCGACCACGCCAGCCGCACCATTGCCGCGCTGAATGCCGCCTTGCTGGAAGCCCGCAAGAACGACCACCGCGACCCGGAAACCGGACGGTTTGAGAAAGCCCCGTGAGTGATGATATTCGCCGCCGCCTGCTGACGGACCTGACCTTCTACGCCCCGGCGCAGTTGAAGATCATGCCGAAGTCGGGCGGCAAGGCCATCCCGTTCGACCTGAACCGCGCGCAGGCATATCTCCATGATCGCCTGGAGGACCAACGCAAACGCACCGGCAAGGTCCGGGCCATCATTCTCAAGGGCCGCCAGCAGGGGTGCAGCACCTATGTCGGCGCCCGCTATTACCACCGAACCGTTTGCAAGCACGGCCTTCTGACCTTCATTTTTGCCCATGACACCGCGGCGAGTGAAAGCCTGTACGGCATGGTGCAGAACTATTACGACCTGTCCGACCCGTCCTTCCGGCCTGAACTGGGGGCGAGGAACCACAAGGAGTTGCTGTTTCCCGGCCTGAAATCCGGCTACAAGGTCGGCACCGCGGGCACAAAGGGGCTGGGGCGTTCCAAGACATTCCAGATGGTCCACTGGTCGGAGGTGGCCTATAGCCCGAATGCGGCCGACCACGCGGCGGGCATCCTGCAAACCGTGGCTGACCTGCCCGACACTGAAATCATTCTGGAAAGCACGGCGAACGGGGAGGGCGATTACTTCCACCTTGCCGCCATGCAGGCCCTCGCTGGTGTCGGTGACTTTGAACTTATCTTTATCCCGTGGTACTGGCAGCAGGAATATACTCGCCAGACCCCGGCAGATTTCGCGCTGGAGCAGCCCAAGGACGATGAGGACTTCACCAGCGAGCAGGAATACTTTGACCTGTTCCACAAGGACGGTCTGACGGTCCAGCACCTTGCATGGCGGCGGGCCAAGATCGCGGAGTTCAACGGGGAAGTGTCGCGCTTCATGCACGAATACCCGTTCACGCCGGAGGAAGCCTTCGCGGCATCGAGTGCAGAAAGCTATATCAAGGCCCTGACGATCAAGAAGGCCCGCCAGACCGCGCCCATCCAGTCCAACGCGCCCATGATCTTTGGTGTGGACCCGGCAGCCCTCGGCGGCGATAAGTTCAAGGTGTGCCACCGCAAGGGCAGGACCGTGACAAAGGTGGAAACATATCCGGCCATGTACCCGCATGAGAGCGCCCGCAGGCTGGCGCAGGACATCCAGAAGTATCGGCCCATGCGCGTAAACATTGATGTGGGCGGGCTTGGCATCGGTGTGTATGGCTGCCTGCTTGATATGGGTTATGGGAACATTGTCCATAAGGTGAACTTTGGCGGCGCATCATCGGACCCTGATAACAATTACCGCTATGTCGATGAGATGTTCCGGGGTGCTTGGAACTGGTTTGCCGACGGGCCGGTGTCGATCGCCTGTGATGAGAAGAACGCCGCGGCCATCCAGTCGTAGATCAGCGGGCGCAAGCACAAATGGCATAATAACAGCCAGTTGCGGATGGAGCCCAAGGCCGAGTTCAAGAAGCGTATGCAGTACAGCCCGGACACAGGGGACAGCTTCCTGTTGACCTTTGCCGAGTTGCTGCCGGAGAACCCGCAATTACGTCCGGGCATGAACGGCCAGCCCATGCAAGCGGCCATTGAAGGGTGGGACCCGTTCAAGTAAGATAGGCGGGTTGCAACAACCCCCTATGGAGGACACCTACCATGAAACGCCTTTTCCTTTCCCTGCTTGCCGTGGCCGTTATGGCTGCTGCTGCCCCGGCCTTTGCCGATGGCTACGATCTGGCCGTGCGTAACACCAAGGTGATGCAGACCTTCACCGGCTCTCCGGCGACTGACGACCTGACGGTGGTGTTTGATGCCTCCGACGACGAATGGAAGACCCGTTCGGCTGGCCTGTCCGTGCAGACGCAGGTGGCATCCACCACCACGGCTGTCACTTCTGCGCAATGCGGCTTCACGTTCGTGTCGAACAGTGCTGACGTCATGACCCTGCCCGAAGCATCCACGGTGCTGGGCTGCCGTTATACGTTTGTGTGTGGCACGGCTGATGACTTTGACGTGAACCCGGCTGATGGCACGGATGTGATCGGCCCGGTATCGACCACGAACGGCACCACGGGTGTTGTCACCCTGTCACCGTCGGCGGGCGATGCTATCCGCTGCACGGACATTGGCGGTTCCATCACGATTGAAGCCATCGGTGCAGATCGCTGGGCGCAAGTCGGTGGCGGCAACGGCATCTGGACGGATGTGAACTAAGCCTTTGTATCACTTTAACTACTTCGATGAGATCCAGCAATGGTACGCGGTGTTCCTCCCCAGGAGTGCGCCGCGTACCTGCTGGTGGCACTGGCTGGTGCGGGATGAGTTCGCGCATTGCTGGCTTGCCCGCGAGATAGGACCGCGCCAGACCATGG